GGGGGTAGGTCTTATGTCTTTGGTAATTGTGGTGAAGGGTACCCGTCTAAGTTTAGTTTTTGTAAAAAAGACGGTCTGTCTATGGGAGGATAGTCATGGAGTCCTATGTAGCTTATAGGATTTGGTAGCGGTTATGTTATAATCCAGTTACAGAGTAACGGTAACAGTAACAGTAACAGTAACGTTACAGTTACAATTCAGTAACGTTCTTAGTTTCTTTTCTTTTGTTTCTTTTCTTTTCTTTGTTTCTTTACGAGTGTGAATTTGTTTAGAAAGAAGGAGCCCCACAACACTGAATGGGAGGTTCGTGTTATGGGGCTGAGGAGAAAGGAATGGTGTTTAGCTTTAAGGAGGTGAGCCACCATTCACGTCACGGATTATATCATGCTTCATCGTCAGTACAACTATTTGTGGGGAGAACCCAGATTAGTTCGGTTGCAGACATACTGGACGGTGGTCGATACGATGAGGCAGAATCGTGCTCCGATTACCGCTCCCCTTAGTCATGCTAACATCTGTTTATGTTGAAAATTAAAGATTGCGTTAGATGTTCAGGGGCTACCGTTCCTGATTACGAAGGAAGAATCTGTATTAATTGTGGTCATGCTGACTATACCGTTAACATGGGAAATGTTTTAAAAGATAAAAAAGAGATTGACCCTAACCTGAAACTTATTAATACATTTACTATTAGAAGGAAAGGTAAAGGGGATAGGGCATGGGCTCCACATAAAGCTACCGTACACATCATGTCCAAGATGGATGGTAGGGCTAAGGAGTCATTCAGGTTTGACATGATTTGCCCCTACACTGGATGTGGTGAACGTAAGAACCCCAAGAAGTATGCCAAGAAAAAAGATATCTACACGGAGTACAGGTATTCGTGTACCGTGGGACATTTGTGGTATCTTTTGGTTCATAAACAAGAACCCGTTTACTGGAGGTACTGATATGCCAAGAGTAGGTAAAAAGCACTACCCTTACACAGTTAAGGGAAAGAAGGCTGCGAAGGCAGCATCCAAGCGGACAGGGAAGAAGATGACCAGTACCAGAAAGAAGAGGAAGTATTAATGCCATCTTCACACGCTAACCTTCCGGGGCATAGAGGCAATAGACCTGAAGATGTTGTGGCACGACAGGAGAAATTCTTGGAAGCCTACAACGAGTACGGTACTATCAAGCACGCCTGTCAGAGGGTAGGTCTAAGGCGTGAAACCATTAGTAGGTGGAGAAGAGAAGACGTTAACGGCTTTGCCTCATTCTTTGAAGGGGCTAAAGAAGACTTTGCAGAAGAGATAGAGAAGACCGTCTTCCAGAGAGCAATGGAACCAGACTGCCCACCCGTTATACAGATATTCGTACTTAATGGATTGAAGCCAGACAAGTACAGGCCACAGACCCACGTAACCGATGAGACAGCTAAAGATGTTATGCGAGAACTCAAGACCAAGTTCAAAGGTATGAAGTTCGATGATACCTCATCAGAAGATGATGTTTCAGTACATGAACAGGCAGAGAGAATACTTAAAGGTAAGAGTGGGTGAGTAACTATGGCTACATCCCAGTCTGCCAGACAGACTAATGAAATAGCTGACTTTATCTACGAGAAGGTAGATTTCACCCCTACAGATTTACAAAGACCTATTCTCCAGTCAAGGAAAAGATTCGTCCTAGTAGCTGGAGGGGAACAGGCCGGTAAATCTATGGTCGCAGCCAAGTATCTGCTGGGTAGATTTCTTGAGACAGAAGGTGAAGGTCTGTTCTGGCTGGTAGCTGCTGACTACGAAAGAACAAGAGCAGAGTTTGAATACCTTGTTCAGGACTTTGCCAGCCTTGGATTATTAAAAGAATCTACAAAAAGGGTAGACCCCGGCAGGATTATCCTTGCTGACGGCACTCGCATAGAGACTAAATCAGCCAAAGACCCGAGAACTCTGGCCATGAGAGCCCCCAACGGCATCATAGGATGCGAAGCGTCACAGCTGGACCTAGAAACTTTTCACAGGTTGCGTGGCAGGTGCGCTCCAAAGAGAGGGTGGATGTTCCTCTCAGGTACTTTTGAAGGTTCCCTTGGATGGTATCCACAGATGTACCAGTCATGGCAACACTCAGGGTCAGAAGAAGAACAGGCTTTCTCCCTGCCCAGCTACTCAAACCAGTACCTCTACCCCGGTGGAAGACAAGACCCGGAAATTCTTGCACTTGAAAGAGCATCATCAGACGACTTTTTCATGGAAAGGATTGAAGGAATACCCTCACCACCAGCTGGACTGGTGTTCAGCGAGATAAGACCAGACATCCACATAGAAGACGTAGCCTATGAACCAGATATCCCGGTACATATATGGATTGACCCCGGATATTCAGAGGCTTATGCCTGTGAAATCGTACAGGTAGTTAACGACCAAGTAAGAGTGATAGACGAAATCTACGAAAGAAATCTTGTTACCGATGAAATCATAGATATCGCCCAGTCCAAACCTTGGTGGAAAGATGCACAGTTCGGAGTTATTGACGTAGCTGGATACCAGCATCAGGCAATGGCTGCACCTGCGGAAGTCTGGCTTGAAAGAACAGGGATTTATTTTGATTCAGAAAAAATACGTATCAATGAAGGTACAGAACGGTTGAAATCGTTTCTGAAGGTAGACCCCGTTACGAATGTCGAACCGAGAATTGTGTTTAATCCCAAGTGTGAAGGTATACTGTCAGAGTTCGGGGTTAAGTCAAATCCCTTTGACGGACAGACCAGAGCATACAAGTGGAAAATGGACAGGGATGGTAACATTGTCGGGCAGACACCAGAGGATAGGTATAACCACGGTGTTAAGGCAGTGATTTACGGGTTGATAAATCGCTACGGGTACGGCTACGTTACGGATAAGACTACTATCAAGGTAAGACGCTGGTAAATGGCAAACTATACGCCCGAAGAAATAACTGCTTTAGTAGATACACACTATGACCTGACTGAACCTATGCGTTCTCGTATGGACGATGACCATAAACTCTACAGGCTTGACGAGTTTGACGCAGGTGACGGCTACCAGTCATACACTTCCAACGAACCACAGGTATATGCAGATAAACTTATCTCTTGGATGACCTCTGCTGACATGGTTGTTCGCATTCCCTATGGCAATTCAGAAAGGGAGATGCGTGAGAACAACGATGCCAAGGAAAAGTTCATCATAGGGATGCTGAAATCTGCCGATGAACGTCTTATGAACAGACTACAACCAATGATAAGACAACAGCTTTCTTGGTATATCACCCTCAGGGGTTGGTACGCAGGTAGAGCCCTGCTGGTTAAAGATAATGACGGTGAAACCTACGTTGATATCCAACCGTTTGACCCGATGCACACGTACTGGGGTGAAGGTAAGAACGGACTCGACTGGGCCTGTTACAAATCCAAGAAAACCCCTTCCGAAATAAAAGCCTCATATGATGTTCAGGTAGGCAGTGAGGATGACAAGGAACCAGTAGACGTATACGACTTCTACGACCGTGAAGACAACATAGTTGTCAGTGACGATACCGTTCTAAAGAAAAGAACCAAGCACGGCTATGACCGTGTTCCAGTATTTATCGGACCCGTTGGTGCTACACCTATGGTTCAGGCTATTTCTGATACGGGAAATAACGATACGATGGAAGATTACGGTGAGTCTTGTTACAAGGCTTCCCGGGAACTGTTTGAAAAACACAACTTCATGATGAGCGTTATGCTTGAACTAACAGCACGCTCAAGAAGACAGGGACTAAAGGTTAAATCCAGAGATGGTACAAAGACACTGGAAGAAGACCCGTTCAAAGAAGGTTCAGAGATAGCACTTGGTCAGGGCGAGGACGTTGAACCCCTCGGACTGCTTGAGATGGCTAGAGAATCTGGAGCCTTCATGGGAATTGTCTCGGGAGAGATGCAGAGAGGTGGATTGCCACACTCTATCTACGGTCAGCTTGAGTTCCAACTGTCAGGATTTGCTATCAATACTCTAAGACAGGGTGTTGAAACTGTTTTAGTTCCACGGTTACAGGCTCTGGAACGGGCATATATGTGTATTGCCAAGATGATTAGTGAC